GAAAGGTGATAAAGGAGATCCTGGTAAACAAGGTCCAAAAGGCGAACGAGGATTAAAGGGCGATAAGGGTCCGAAGGGCGACAAAGGTGACAAAGGTTCACAAGGTAAGATAGGACCAAAAGGTGCCAAGGGTGCGAAGGGTGATAGAGGACCAGCAGGTAAAGATGGTAAGAATGGTTCTGACGCTGAAGTAACAAAACTTAAAAAAGACTTTGATACCTATAAAAGAATACTCGGACAACAACTAGAATCGCTCGGCGGTGGTGGTTCTGTAAACATTCTTGACATGGACGATGTTGTTTTCAATTATCCAAGTCAATTGGCCAACAATGATATATTAATTTTTGACCAAAATGTTCAGAAATTTACTGCGCTTAACATAGTAGATATTATAAATAATATAAAAATTGAGTTAGAAATGCAATACGACAAGCTTATTGACGAACAAGTTTCTGGTAGCACAACCTATACTTACATAGGTGAAGCATCGCCAGGCGGACAAGCAGCAAATGCTGTTTGGAGAATTAAACGAGTTGGTGAATATGCAAATAACTTGACTGAAATACTCTGGGCTAATGATACTGATGCATTTGATAAAGTATGGGATGATAGAGTAACTTATACTTACGACAAATAACGGAGAAAATAAATGCCAACTATTACAGATCCATCGTTTCTTTCTCAGGGTAATACTACCTCGACGTATACAAATACAACAACATTGAGAATACAAAAAACCGCAGCAGATTCAACTACAGGAACACTAACATTTGTCGGCGGTACTGCTATTAATGTTTCTCAATTTGATTACTTTGAATTAAGAACTTCTAACAATGCGCTTGCAAATAATAACGGACTATATCAAGTTAATTCAGGTACAGGTCCATGGAACGTCACCAAAATTGCTGGTACTGACGGTGCTTTGGCAAATACAAATGTTGGTGGAGATATAACGTTCACAGTTTTTGGAAGTGACGCTGTTGCAGGTAACACTACACCGGGTACGGGGCTTGTTGAAGCAGCAACTGGTAAATCAGTTTATTTTGATCCTTATCAAAAGAAAATTTGGTTGATTAATCAAGGTAATGTCACTGATGAAGGTGTTACCTTACAAGCACTTTATTCTTTTGCTAAAGAAGAATGGAAAAATGATCCAGACCTAATTAAATACGATTTTCCATTTACAGCTATTACACCAGAACAGTTTGAAATTGGTTCTGGTACTTCTACTGGATGGCAACTGTTTGCTAACACAATAACGACAACAACAACCTTTGATGGTGTTGATGGAAATGGCCGTAAAACAAGAGAACTCATTCGAACAGGAGGTTGGTCAGAGTTTGATCTCGATGGAACAACTCTTCTTCGTCAATATGCTGGTGTCATTTCACTTGGTACATTTGATAATGATAATGACCTTGCTTATTATCAACAAGGTAATGATCCAACAGACGCTACGGCTTCTGAAAACTTTGTCTTTACTGGTCCAGTAAACGAAGGTGTTTTAACATACGATTTGATACATCCAGATACTACTGCAACTGGTACAATTTCTTATCCACACTCAAACACAATTCAGCGTACTACTGGTGACTGGACAGCAGAAGGTTTCCAAGTAGGTGGACAAATCACTATTGTTACTTCAGATGAATCTACACATGTTGGTACATTTGAAATTGAATCTCTAACTGCTACAGACCTTGAAGTAACAACAGACCCATTTAACACTGCCGAAACCGATGATGAAGCTTATACAGCTGCTTGGGACAATAGAAATAGATTGAAACTATTCCTTCGTGCCAACAGTACAGTATCAGTATCTAAATCATATGATTCTGGTACATTGGCCGATATCGGTGTTACCACACTCTCAAACCAAGTATATCGTTTTCCTTTAACAAACGCTTCAGATGTTGTTGTTGATAACGTGGATACAGCAGAAGGTGCTGGTAGTGCATGGTTCGATACTGTACCGTTTAAAGCAGAAACTAAAGATAATATTACAGTACAATATTTCTATACCGCTTTTAAAGCGCGTGTGAATGAACAACAAGACCCGCCAGCACTTCAAGAATTTGGAATTGTTATTAACAACGGTTCTTATTCTGGCGTAGATGGTTCAATAACACCTTCAACAACCTTTACATCAAATAAATCTATATTTGATGATCGTTTTAATTCTGGTAAATTATATATTACAACAGGTACTGCTAATACATATGATCAACAAACATCTGGATATACAATTGTTGATATTCCGACTCCTCAAACATTGACAGTTTCGCCGGCTTTCACAACTACTGAAAGCGATCTCTCTTTCTATATTACTCCTTCAACGGCAAATAGTTCATCGTTTGAAATTCCTGCGACAATTCAAGAGATTTATGCTTCTATTCAGTATCAATTGCGTGAGGATTCAGACATTGATGCAACAGGCAATACTGTTATTGGTCGTACAGCTGATGAACTTCTAACTTTCGTTGGTACTGATGCTGTAACTACAGGTTCGACCAGTTCGCCACCAAGCAATCCAAATGGCGGTGGTTCTGGTGTTTTCATTGCAAACTATGCCGAATCTGACACTAACAAAATTACGGTAGTGACAAATGCTGGAGTTGAAGATAACTTCCCAACTGTTGTAACACTTACCTTGAGTTTTAATGAAAACTTAACTGAAGATCAAATTGACGGCGGCAGTGTAGATTATTCTCAATTCTGGTTATTCTTCCAATATGGAAAACGCAGAACAGGCGCTTTTGTTGTCGGCGCACCTACTAATAATACATCTACAATTACTCTTTCCGGTGCATTCGCCTTGGATAACGGAACTACACAATTACAAGTAAATGATTATCTAAAGTTTTCAGGATTTACTAACGATGTGAACAATGGTCTTTGGAAACTTCTCTCTCGCGATAGTGATAACCAAATCACTGCGGTAAAAGTAGACGGTTTAGTTCCAACAGGAGAAACAGCACCAGTAACTGCTAATATCGATGAAGGTGCTATTGATACTCCTAATGCTATTATTGTAGATAATAATTTGAATGCTGATATTGCTGGAGATGTTGATGGGACAACAAAATCGTTCTCATATGCTTATACGACAAATCAACAAGGACCGAAACCGACGGAACAAGTAACACCAGTTATTGTTAGAGCAATTGGTCTTGAAGCCGGCCAGTTTGTAGAAACTGCACCTTCAGATCTCGGCGCAGAAAACTTAACCATTTCTGTAACATCTGGTCTTGAAAGAAACTACTCAAATCCATAATAAGGAGTGAAATATGACTATGAAGGTATCATTAGAACAGGCGGCTTCCATTCTTGGTAAATCGTCGGATGAGGTGATGTACTTAGTGCAGACCCAAAAAATCACGGCGGGTGTCGATCCAGACACCCTTTCGTGGAACTTCGAGCTCGATAAATTGTTGTCTTTGAAAACTCAGTTAGATGAGGGCGTGCAATCTGATCCACAGTTTTTAGCGGAGTGAGATTGTGGGTATCGACAATAGAACCGAATTAAATGACTGTGAAGCAGATGCTGGATGGAATGGAACTGATAATCCAGATTTAGATAATGACGCTGGTTTTTATTATGAAGGCGCCGGAGCTATGGCTGCACAGTTTTCTAATTCTCAGGAATATATTATTGTCGGAGAAAATTCCGCCGGAACTGCTTTGAATGAAGATTTGTCGGATTCTACTGTTTGGTTATTAGTAAAGGACAATCTTGCCGAAACACAGGTTAACGGAGGATTTCAAATTGTACTCGCCAATGGCACAGGAGGCGCTTCTGCTATAATAGGATTTTATGTTGGCGGATATGATAATCCTGGATTAAATTTAGGAAAATTTTATAACTGTATTCGATTAGATGTTAGTAATATAAGCGCCTTTTCTTCTTTTGCACATAATGGAACCCTAGGTGGATTAAACACGGCCACAATAACTGACATTGGTTACGGCAGTGTACACATTGCCACTGCTAGAGGTAATATTAATAACCTTTGGGTCGATAGAATAACAACTATAGCAAATGGAAGTTATGCCCTTACGGCTAATGGCGGTTCTGTTAGCACACCTCTTAATATGAACACTTTATACGAAGACGATGAGTTAGAATCTAATGGTTGGGGAATTGTAAGTAAAGGCGCCGGCTCTTCATATACAATTTATGCTTCTACACAATTCGGAGATACAGGAACAGGAGATTCTTATTTCGAAGAAAACAATTCACAAATATTCTTAGACGGTACTGGAATTGGATCTACTCATTTCATTTTTAGAGTTATAGGAAATTCTACCGGAACAAATTCCTTTGTATTAGACAACACTCTATTCGTGGGAACTGGAGAAGGAGCTATTTGGGATTTCACAGATACAAATTTCGACATTTTGAAATTAACAGGAACACAATTTGTCGATAACGGAACAATAAATTTTCCTGTCGCGAGTACAGGAAATAAATTTGTTAACACAAGCAGTTTCATAGGATGTGGTCAAATAGACTTTTCCACAATTAACGCTGATGATATTACGATAAAAAATAATTCCGATTCGGCCACAGGAGCAATGTTATTAGATACTGACGGCCAAACAACCAACCAGACAAATTTTACATTTGAAAGTGGAGGAACCGGCCATGGTGTTTATATAACAGCACCAGGAACATATGGATTATCGAATTGGAATTTTTCAGGATACAGTACTGCTGATCCAGGAGATAATTTAGTATCTTCTTCTGGTTCTACTGATGCTATGGTATACAATAATTCAGGCGGTGCGGTGCAATTAAATGTTAGCGGTGGAATAGGTGGCAATATAACCATTAGAAACGGAGCTAGTGCTACAACAACCGTCGTTGCGACTATTAATATAACTATAACCAACATTGTTACTGGTTCTGAGGTAAGAATGTATGATTTTACAGGAGGAGTAGTAGGTGATGAAGAGTTGGGTGGAAATACGAATGCGTTTTTAGAGTCTATAACAGGAACATCGGTAACATTTAGTACAGTGCCTCAAAAGGACTATTTAATCAAGATAGTTAATCCTGAATATGTCATATTGAGAGTAGAAATTCCTTCAACTGGTGATGATGTGACACAAAAAATCACACAAGTTATCGACAGAGTTTTCGATAATCCTTGATTATAAATATATGAATAAATATTTTAAAACAGAATTCGGAGTAAAGTAAATGGCAGGTGAACGCAAATATACAAGAATACCACCTGAAAGCACTGGTGATAGAATCTATATGATTCATACCGCAATTATAAATTATGACGGTAAAGATGTTTCCCATACATGGAAAGTCGGTGACATGTACACCGTTTCGGGTAATGGAGGCCAGACGTTCACATTTCATCTCCACGGTGTTTACGAAACAAACAGTACAACAGGTAGACTTTATGTTCATTACAATGAGCAAGCAAGAGAGGAAGGTTATACTGCTTCTGATGATCAATCGATACAATATGACACGGACAATGATGGTAATCTAGATGTAGTTGCGACAGTAAATGCTGACTCTACGGATATGTATATACCCACACAAAATATCATGGGGTATGACAATCCAGAATATGGACTGAATATAGATCTCTTTGGATCGGCACAAGTCACATTCAAAGAAGGAGCACCACAAGCAACTGGCATGGGGTTGTTAAAAGTCTCAGATGCTAAATTGTTAGCCTCATATGATTTCTCTAAATCAAATTTAGTGACTCAATTTGTAAATTCAAGAGAAGGTGGCAGCGATGTTAGTAATACATGGGATCCTACAGTCAGAGGCGTTAAACTAGCAGTAGGAACAACACAAGGTGATCGTGTTACACAAACATCAAATCTTTTTCATTCTTACGAAGAGGGTGCATCATTATTATTTGTGATGAGTGCTAGATCCGGAGATGTTGGTAAACAGTTTGTGGCAAGAAATTGGGGCGCCTTTGACGCTACAGATGGTTTCTTTTTTCAAATAAAAGGTTCTGATGATGCCCCAGGTGGCCGAACAACTCCAACCGATCCTGTCGGAACAGGTCCAGGATCGGCTCTTCGTATTGTTCATCGTTTTACATTCGACGGAGTAACAAAAAATCACGAAATTCTACAAAAAGAATGGAATAAAGATACACTATTAGGAACTGGTGGAGGTTCTAATCCTTCAGGAATGCAAATTGATGTTACAAAAATTAATACTTATTGGATAGATTATCAGTTTATAGGTGGCGGCAGAACTCGTTGGGGAGTATTTTACCAAGGCAATCGTATTGTTTGCCATGAAATGTATCATCATAATGGTATTGGTATAGGAACACAGTTTACTCATCCTATTTCAAATGCTAATAGACCAGTATGTTGGGCTATAGCAAATTATGGTACAAGTGGTAGTTCATCAGAGTTTTATGCATTTGGTGCTGGAGTTTACATCGAAACAACTACAGATCCTTTGAAGGCAGCTCGACCAGTTTCGATAGATATTCAGACAAAAATGTGGGGTGAACCAGAATCTCAACCTTACTGGAGAACAAAACAGTCTAAAAATGGATCTAATACTGCGTTTCCATCACTATTACAGTCTGGTAGTTATTCATCATCAAGTTCGACACAATATCAAATGTCGTTATCACCTGATCAATTTTTATTAAATCCTGATGGCACAGAAGGTGACGAAAACCACACAATTTATCAACCTATAATATTTGATATTTCTAATCATAACATTAGTGATGGAAGCAAAAAATTATCTGAAGCAAGAGTCTTTTACGGATGTGTAATGCGTGGAGTAGAATATCAATCTAATCGACCAAGTACTCCTAGCGTTTCTTATGAATTGGAAGGAGATCATTTAGCACATATAATAGAACTTGGTCGTTCTACAGTTGACGGTAATTTAGTATTTGATTACAGCAAATTAACCGATAACGAACAGTATGGTACGGTAAATAATCTTTCAGATCAACCTTTCTCTAGGGCCCTTCAACCTCTTACAAACTGGACAAGCACATCAGACAAATATACTACAGGTAATGAAAGAGTTTTGATAACTGTTGGACCAGATCCAAGATATGGTGAAAGTAAATTTAGTATTTTTGCAGATAAACAACCAATTGTTGTTCGTGAATATGATGGAGACCAAGATGTTGCAACTGTACTAGGTACAACATTTACAGGAAAAACTGCTGGCGGAACTGGATATGCTAGTGTAGATAAACAAGACAATCCTAATGACTGGCACTATTTATCTTTAGTCACTAGAAGTGAAGCATGGTTGTATGACAGTATTGCTGACATTGACGATGATAGATTAACTCGTGTGCTTACAGTAAGCGACTGTACTTCGCTAAATCTTGGTCAAAAACTTACAGTTACTACAGGTTCACATACCGCATTTATTATGAAAATTGATGTTGATACAGCTGGCGCTATTGCTGTTACCGCAGCCACTACCGCCGAATATCAAATCGTAACACGAGGTACAACCGACTTCACAGCAATTGGCGCACCTGATAATAATCCTGGTACAATCTTTACCGCAACAGGTGCAGGTACAGGAACGGGCGAATTAGTCAGAACAAACACAACAGGTACAGTCGCAATCTGCGGTAGAAGTTCTGCACAAACAAATTACTTGGGTGCCTTTACTACAGATGGTGGAGGTGCTGGGACAATCACAGTCAATGGTACAGACGATAGCATAGCAAAAGATTACTGGACTTCAATTAATGCACTACAATACGATGTAGATTTAGGTATGGGCGCAGATGTAGATTTAAGTAATACTACTGGCCCAGCATATACTGGACTAGCACTTTACGGCGGTCCTCATCCTCGTGCAGCATGGACATTTATGATTAAACATAAAGATAATACTAACGAAGATGGTGATGGTGATATTGGCCCAGTTTACGAAAACAGTAGAAATAACTGGAACATCTTCTGGCGCGAAAGAGAACAATAGTTGAATGCCTTCTTTAACCTTTAACTACGGTAATTGGCAGTTTTGGGGAGACTACAATCCTCCTCTATACCTTGGTGAACAAAAAGTCACCTTTGACGGTCTTAATAAACTTATTTTAGTTAATGAAGGTGTGACTGAATTAGATTTTCGTGTTGATGTTTATTCTGCATGGAAAGAATGGATACAAGATCCTAATCAGATAAATGCAAAATGGGAAAAGGCTCTAGATGTAATTGGTGGTGACCCACTTCCTGGTGACCGTGTTCTTGGTACTACATTCTTCCTAGAAAACGGTTGGCGTATGCGTACATGGGAAGGCAATCATTCTCTTACAGTTACAGGTAATGTGTTTACTCGTGAAGGTGAACCCATTTTTGTGCCAACATTAGATCCATGGACAATTACAATTAACTTGAACACATCTACACTGGTAGAAACAATACTACCAGCACTATCACTCGGTTCTGATGATATTGCTGGTATTGCTGATGCGGTCTGGGCTGAAGTACTTTCTGGTACCGCAGCAGGCACAAGACTTGTTGAACTGGCTGATGCCGTTGCTGCATCAAATACATCATTGACAGCAACAGAAGTTTGGAGTTATATCATCGACACTGGTAAGAATCAAGCTGCTGGCGATAAACTTAAAAAGATTGCGACAAAAACACAAGACTTGGCGTTATCTTAATTTTTATAAATAGATTAATAGATATTTAAATAGGAGTATTACAATGTCAACTAAAGAAGCACTTGAAGCACTTATCGGCGGACAGGCCTTTGAGTTTCGTTCAAAGATTGAAGATGAACTTGCTGCTCGTTCATTAGAGGCGATTCAAACAAAAAGATTTGAAGTTGGCGCTTCTATGTTCGGTGATGAGGTCGTCGAAGAAGAGGTCGTTGAAGAAGAAGTCGAAGAGCTCGATGAACTGTCATCAGATACATTGCGTAATTATGAAAGAAAGGCGACCTTGTATAACTTTAAAAGAAAGGGTGATCCAGAAAAAAGAAAGAAAAGAAGCGATATGATTAAGTTGGCAGGATATAAGAACACAAGAAATACATTAGGTCCTACTACAAGCTTTAAAGAGAAATAAAAAATGAACTATCTAAAACTTATGTCAATTCTATCTGAAGCTGACGCTGATGAATACGGTGTTGCAACTCAGAAGAAAAAGAAAGACGAAAAAGACGATTATCATCGTTCAAAAGCCGATCAAGCATTTAAAGATATGCATAAGGTTGATGTTGCAACCGAAAAAGATTTTGAAACACTTGGTCCTATTACAACAAAACAACATGATGATCACAAAGGTAACCCATCTTCTATCAACATAGGTGATGCGACACAACAATCACCACTCAAGAAGTTTGATATGGGCGGTATCGGTAAATCATCTTATCGTAAGATTGATAAAACCGAAGGTCAGAAAGCCATGCCTAAAGTGGACGATGGTGCCACTAAAGTTTTGAGAATGAAAGAGGAAGCTGAAATTGATGAAGCGGTCGGAACTGCTGCTAAGTACGCACATAAAAAAGGTATTTTCGGCGGTAAGTATGGTGCAAAGGACCATTATCTGAATGTAAGTGATAAAACGGCGAAGAAGTATCAAGCACAACGCTCTGCACAAAGTAAAGCAGAACACGAAAAACAAGACCCTCGTATGGCTAAAAAAGGTTATACACAAAACATGGTAGACGCACAAAAAGCAAAGAAAAAAGCTAAAGAACGCGGCGTTACTATGCCAAAACTGAAAGGAGTCAACTACAGCGAAGAAGTTGAACAACTCGATGAACTGTCACCAAAGACATTGAACAGCTATGCTACAAAGGCACAACCAGATATTCGTAAACAATCTCTTGATGCAGCAAAAAGAAAGAGAAGAGCAAAAATGGTTGGTCTTGCTAGATTTAAAGCACTGAGAGGATCGAAATAATGGCTAGTGATATTACAGTAAGACAAAGTTCGGGTAGTCGTGGTTCTGGTATTGTCGTCATTCGTTCAGATGTTACTGGTGGTTTACTCTTGAATACGGCCGGCGCGGTCGAAGGTGCAAACGCTACCTCTTCTGAAACCGTCGCGAGTATGACTATTGCACATATTGCTTGGACAGGTGAATGGACTTTACAAAGAGGAGATGATGTGGTATTTTCAACTCCTAGTGGTTCATGGGGACAATACGATTTTGCGGATGAACAATTAAAATTAGAAACGGCCTCACAAGAAAGTGCGAATGTTATATTTACCGCTGGCGCTGGTGCTAATTCAATTATAATCAAAATGCACAAGAGATCGGGAGTAGCATAAAATGAAACTTATTACGGAAGTCTATGACCAAAACATAGAGTATCTTACCGAAGCTTCAGAAGACGGTAAGAAAAACTATTACATCGAAGGTGTATTCATGGAAGGCGATATTAAAAACAGAAATGGTCGCATGTATCCAATGCTTACGCTTGAAAACGAAATGAATCGTTACAACAATAACTTCGTAAAACAAAATCGTGCATACGGAGAACTTGGTCATCCAGACGGTCCTACTATCAATCTGGAAAGAGTTTCACACATGATTAAATCTCTTCGTAGAGAAGGTAATCAAATTATTGGTAAAGCAAAAATTATGGAAACACCTATGGGTTCTATTGTAAAGAATCTGATGGACGAAGGTGCCAAACTAGGTGTTTCTTCAAGAGGTATGGGATCACTTGTACAAAAGAATGGTTTAAACGAAGTACAAGATGATTTCATGCTTGCAACGGCTGCGGACATTGTTGCAGATCCATCTGCACCAAATGCGTTTGTAGAGGGTATTATGGAAGGTGTTGAGTTCTATTACGATTCAGATAGAAAAACCTGGATGTCAGAACAAATTAAGCATGAAGTTAAAAAGATGAGTGTGAAAGAACTGGAAGAACAAAAACTTTTTCTATTCAAACGTTTCATCAATAATTTGTAAATTTTAAATATTATAAATAAGTAATAAATTGTAAATTATTCTCAATAATCAAGGAGAACAAACATGTCTGATTACGAAAACTATGAAGATGAAAACATTGATGAACTTGCAGAAGTAAAGGCATCAATGGGAGATCCATCTGAAGTAGCAGATCCAGTAACAAAAGGCGATAATAAGTCTAAGGTTGCCATGAAGGGTTCTGCAAAGGCTGCTAAGGTAAAAGGTGTAGAAGATAAAGAAGATGCATTTTCTACAAATCTTCCTGTGCAAGAAAGCAAGTTTGGTATGTTGAATGCCATGATTGCTGAAATGCAAAGAATGTCTCGCGAAGAAGTAGAAGAAATTTATGCTGCTTTTGCTGAAGGCGCAGAAATGGACGACGAAGATTACGAAGCTTCTGATGAAGAACCAGTATATTCCTTCAATGCAGAACAAGAAGTTGCTTCTATCTTTAACGGTCAAGAGCTGACCGAAGAAGGTATGAGTAAAGCAGCTACTATCTTCGAAGCTGCTGTCGCATCAAAAGTCAACGAAGAAGTTGAAGCATTTGTTGCAGCTGCTGCTGAAGAGCTAGAAGAAGAAAGAATGTCTGTTGTTGGTACTCTTGAAGAGCAAGTAAGTTCATACCTCGATTATGTAGTTAACGAGTGGATTGAACAAAACGAACTTGCTGTAGAACAAGGTATCAAGAACGATGTAGTAGAAGATTTTATGGAGTCAATGAAGACTTTATTTGTTGAGCATTACATTGAAGTACCAGAAGAGAAGCAAGATGTTGTTGAGCAATTGATGGCTCGTGTTGCTGATCTAGAAGAAAGCCTGGATGTTGTCATGGAAGAAAACTTTGAAATGAATGATCTTATTGCTGATACAGCAAAGAATGCAATTTTCGCTGACGTTGCAGAAGATATGATCGGAACTGATGCGGAAAAACTGCGTGAATTTGCAGAATCAATTGAGTCAAATGACGCTGAAGATTTTCAAGCAAAACTTGAAACTCTGAAAGAACATTATTTTGGTTCTGAAACTGCAAGTCCTACATCTTCGGTTATTTTAAACGAAGATGCTGATCCATATGTAGAACAAGAAGAACTTTCAGAAGCTGTTGCTCCTGAAATGAGATCTTATATGGATGCTATTTCTAGAACCATCAAAAAGTAAGTTTTTATAAATAATATAACATTGAATAAAAAGATAAAACCTCAACAAGGAGAAAACAATGTCTGTTAATACTTTAGTAGAAAAGTGGCAACCAGTTCTGGAACACCCAGACCTGCCAAAAATTGAAAATACTCATAAAAGAGAAGTTGTTGCACAGCTTTTAGAAAACCAACAACATGATGCAATGCAAAATATGTCAGGTGGATACCAAACACCTACTCTGTTGGGAGAAACTCCAACAAACGCTTTCGGTAATGCTGGCGGTGACGGTACTGCTACCGGTCAGGTAGATGTATTCGATCCAGTTCTGATCTCTCTAATTCGTCGTGCTGCCCCTCAAATGATCGCATACGACATTTGTGGTGTTCAACCAATGACAGGTCCAACTGGACTTATCTTTGCAATGCATTCGCAGTACGCAGACGATGGTACCTCTAAGCAATCCGCTGCTAACGAAGCAAATCGTACCGAAGCATTCTTTAACGAGGCTGATACAAACATTTCTGCTTCTTCTAACAATGCTATTGGCGGAGTTACTTCACAAGGCGGTGTCTTCGGTGATGGTACAGCATCTTCTGAAACAGATCCAACAACAAGAACTTCTACATACGCAGTTCGTCAAGCAATGGATACAGCTGATGCAGAAGCTTTAGGAACTGATGGAAACGCATTCTCGGAAATGGCATTCTCAATTGAGAAAGTTTCTGTTGTTGCTCGTTCTCGTGCCCTGAAAGCTGAGTACACAATGGAACTGGCTCAAGATCTGAAAGCAGTTCACGGTCTTGACGCAGAACAAGAACTTTCGAACATTCTGTCAACTGAAATTCTTGCTGAAATCAATCGTGAAGTCGTTCGTAGTGTAAACATTGTTGCTAAAGACGGCGCACAAGAAAACGTTGCTACTCAAGGCACATTTGACCTTGACGTTGATGCAAATGGTCGTTGGTCTGTTGAACGATTCAAAGGTCTGATGTTCCAACTGGAACGTGAAGCTAACGCGATTGCAAAAGCAACTCGTAGAGGTAAAGGTAACCTGATCATCTGTTCATCTGACGTTGCTTCTGCACTTCAAATGGCTGGTGTTCTTGATTATACACCTGCTCTTACAAATAGTCTGAGTGTGGACGACACAGGTAACACATTTGTTGGTGTTCTTAACGGTCGTTTCAAAGTCTACATTGATCCTTACTTCGCTTCATCTACTGGTCTTCAGTATGTAAACGTTGGTTATAAAGGCTCAAATCCTTTTGATGCTGGTATTTTCTACTGCCCATACGTTCCGCTGCAAATGGTTCGTGCAATCGGTGAAGATACTTTCCAACCTAAGATTGGATTCAAGACTCGCTACGGCATGGTCGCAAATCCATTCTCGAAAGGTGCTAACGGCCGTTTGACTACTCCTACTGACAACCAGTTGGAGAAACGCGCAAACGAATACTACCGTTTATTCGCTGTAAAGAACCTGATGTAAGAAAAAGATCTCTTTTAAGAGACACTTTTAAGGGGTGCTTCGGCACCCCTTTTTTTGTTTATAAATAGTTAAAAAATGGATATAAACTATGTCTGAAATTACCGCAAACAAAAACTTTCTTTCACCACTAGGCTTTAGGTTTGTTCTTCAACGAGCACCTAATCTAGAATTCTTTTGTCAAGAATTTACATTACCGGAAATATCAATTGAAGATGTTACTCAAGAGTCACCAAATCTAAGGTTGTATTATCCTGGTACAAAAATGGAATATGCACCTCTCAATGTAGAATTTATTGTTGATGAAGATTTATCAAATTATAAAGAAATACAAGAGTGGTTATTTGGTCTAGGTTCTCCACAAAAAACTCAACAATTTCAAAATCTAAGACAACAGGAGGTTATAGGTGAACCTGGTGGTATTAGGTCTGATGGTACACTTATTGTTTTAACTTCAAATCATAATGCAAACATAGAAATTGTTTTTAGAAACTTATTTCCTATCTCACTTTCTCCTTTAAATTTCACAACTACATCATCTGATGTGGACTATATAAAAGCAACTGCTACATTTAGATATAACGCATTTACCTTTGTGGGCTCTTGACAAACGAATCACACTATGATATAATGGCTATGTTGCCTTTAAGATATAATAGGATACTATATGAACATTGAAACCATACTGAATGACTGGTCAGAAGATTGTAAGATTGATGAGACTAACCTATCACACGAGAGTACGAATATACCAATACTACATAGTAAGTATATAAGTATGTATACGAATGCTAAACTTGCTAGATTGAGAATCTATGAGAAGAGAAAGGAGATTAAGAGAAAGCTCACTGAATATTATTCTGGTGATTTAAACAATCCAGAAGATATAAAAGAGATTGGTAGAGAACCTTTTAACAAGAAACTACTGAATACACAAGTTCAGACCTATGTTGATTCAGATGATGAAATGATTAACATTAATTTGAAGATTGGTTATCAAGATGAACTCATTAAGCTCTTAGAAGATATTGTGAAAACAATACACACAAGAAACTTTATTATTAAGAATAGTTTAGACTATCAAAGATTTATGAATGGTGGATAAAATGAATAACTTTAACGGTGAATATCTAACACTATCGAAAGACATTTGCAAATACTATCACGACCACTTGGAACACTATATGCACATATATAGTCCTGAGTATAGATACACTACAGAAGAAGTTCACGCTATGAGTGTATTGAAAGCTTTGATTTCTTTATTAGGAGAACCATTAGTTGATAGACACCATGATCCAGTTATTCACCCAGTACAACTCAAGTTAAATTTATGAGTGATGTACTTAGAATAATAAAATTAAATGAAGTAAATATGAGAGTGGATGCTGAACCAAGCATCCGTATGGAATTAAGTGATAAACTTACATTCATGGTACCAGGTGCCAAGTTCATGCCAGCTTATCGTAATCGATTATGGGATGGTAAGATACGATTGTTAAACGCAATGACTGGTGAGCTCTATGTTGGTTTGTTACCAGAAGTATTAGAGTTTGCAAAGACCCGAGGTTATGAATGTATTGTCGATGAAAGTTTATCAAAACAAGAAGACTTTACACTGAATAAGGCCGAAGAGTTTGTAAAAGATTTATCATTACCTTTTGAACCAAGAGATTATCAGTACAACAGTTTTGTTCATGCGGTACAAAACAACCGAGCACTGGTGTTATCTCCAACGGGTAGTGGTAAATCTCTTATAATCTATTTGTTGACTAGATACTATGCGAAGAAAACACTTATCATTGTACCAACAACTGGATTGGTATCACAATTAAAAAAGGATTTTGTTACTTATGGACTGAATGATAAATATATACATACAGTAACAGCAGGTAGTGAGAAGGGCTCAGAAAAACCTATTGTTATTAGTACATGGCAATCTATTTACAAACAACCGAAGAAATACTTTTTACAGTATGATGTTGTGATTGGTGATGAATGTCACCAGTTCAAATCAAAATCTCTTACATCAATTATGACAAAGTTGCTTACTTGTAAGCATCGTTTCGGTTTTACAGGTACACTTGATGGAACACAGACACACAAACTCGTACTACAAGGCTTATTTGGTGAGATCAAGCAATTTAAGAAAACGGCTGAACTGATTGAAGATAAACATTTAGCACCATTTAGAATTAAATGCCTTGTTTTAAAACACAAAGAAGAGGAAAGAAAAAATGTTGTGGGTAGAACTTATCAAGATGAAATGGACTACTTGGTCTCACACGACAGGCGAAATATGTTTATCACTAACCTTGTTCTTAGCCTTTCTGGGAATAGTCTCCTTCTTTTCCAGTATGTAGAGAAACACGGTAAAATACTATATGATTTAATCAAACAAACTGCGCCAGATAGAGATGTTTATTTTTTACACGGTGGTGTAAGTGCAGAGGAAAGAGAGTATGTACGAAATGAAATCGAGAAACGAAATAACGCTATTATCATTGCTAGCTACGGTGTTTTTAGTACCGGTATTAATGCTCCTAATCTTCATAACATTATCTTTGGTAGTCCTAGTAAGTCTCGTATTCGCAATCTTCAGTCAATTGGTCGAGTTCTTCGTGTCAGTAAAGGAAAAGATAAGGCTACACTCTACGACATAGCTGATGATTGTAAATATAAATCAAAAACAAATTTCACTCTTAACCATTTTATTGAAAGAATAAGAATTTATAAAGACGAAAAGTTTGAATACAAAGTATACAACATCGATTTATAGTTGACAAATGGTTACAAATGTGATATAATGGTACCCACTTATGAAGATACAATACCTAAAATTAATTTCTGGCGAAGATGTTGTTGCTCAAGTAGAAGATATTGATGAGACTTCTGAAACAATAACATTAATTCAACCATTCGTAATTTCACTTGCAAAGGTCCAAGGGTATCATCAATACACCGCACATCGTTGGAATTTATTTCTAGGCGATGATGGTGAAGATAAAGTTTCAGTAAAAAGAAACATGGTGATGTTCAGTAATATGGCTAATGACTATGTGATGGAAATGTACTCTACTTGGATAAGACAAGATGATGAAGACGAGGACGATATGTCAGATATTATGCAGGAGTTAAATGCCGACTATTTAAAAAGGATACACTAATGGCAAAGAACCACTATGTTAATAATAAAGATTTTTTTGCAGCCATGGTTGAGTTTCGCGAATCTGTCAATATTGCAAAGGCAGAAGAAAAACCAAGGCCTAGAGTATCAGATTATATAGGACACTGTATTAAAGAAATTGCTGTTAATCTAGCTAGAAAACCTAACTTCATGAACTATCCGTTTCGTGATGAAATGATCGGCGATGGTATTGAAAACTCTTTAATGTATATTGATAATTTTAATCCGGAGAAGTCACAAAATCCATTTGCTTATTTTACACAGATTATATACTACGCTTTTCTAAGACGAATACAAAAGGAAAAGACGCAACTATATACGAAATATAAAATGATGGAAGATATGGATTGGCAAACTTACGAACAAGGATTAGGTGATTCACCAGTCGAGATAAGACACGAACATACCGACTGGTCACAAGAATACATTTCACAATTTATAGTAGATTTTGAAGCGAATAAAAGACGCGAAATAAAAAAGAGGAATACAAAAAATGTTAATACCAGCGCAGATTCAGGAGTGGGTGAATGAGTTAAATAATAAGCGTTCAAATGAAATGACTCGATTAAATTATCTTCAGAAGTTAGAAGATGTAAACACTTATGTTTATAGAGCCATTCGTAACTATAAGGGTAAGAATATGAAAAGAACAGGTAAAGCTGTGGAACCTTGGAAGTGAAAGGATACATTCATTTATTTGTGAATGATCATTTTGTGAATCATTACCGCGACGGCATTGATATGAATGTGGAAGATTTAGTGATAAATGAAATGGTAAAAATAAAAGGTATTGATTACTTGGTGAAAAAAGTGCAACCTCTCGTTGTTGGACCAAGAGCTATGCCAGTAACTTATGTGTATGTTGAAGAATGAAAGTAGCGCTTATAACCGATACCCATTGGGGTGCAAGAAACGATAGTCAAGTTTTTCTTGATATGATGGAAAGATTCTATAATAATGTATTCTTTCCTGAACTTGAAAAACAAAACATAAAAACAATCATTCATCTTGGTGATATTGTTGACCGAAGAAAGATGATTAGTTATGTTACACTGAATCGTTTTCGTAATGTATTTGTCAACCGATGCGTGACAGATGGTATTGACTTACATGTGCTCGTCGGAAATCACGATATTCCTTATCGTAATAGTAATGAAATTAATGCGATGAGTGAGTTGTTTGGTTCTTATGCAGAAGATGGTGTATCGTTTTATTCAGAACCAACTGATGTTTCTTTCGGCAATTTGAAGCTTACGATGATGCCATGGATTCACAACATGAACTATGCAGATTGTATGGAACATATTGCAAACACCGATGCTCGTGTATTGTTTGGTCATCTTGACTTGAGTGGTTTTGTGATGCATCAAGGTGTAGTACAACATCATGGTATGGATACCAAGCCATTCGAAAAGTTTGAGTTGGTGTGTTCAGGACATTTTCACCACAAGTCGCGTAAGAATAACATTCAGTATCTTGGTAATCCATTTGAACTGACTTGGGGGGACTTTAACGACGCTCGTGGTTTTCATTTGTTTGATACGGAAACGCTTGAGTTACAGTTTATTCAAAATCCATACCGTATGTTCTATAAGGTATTCTATGATGATACCGATAAAACGATGGATGAAGTGGTAGAAAAAGATTTTACAAACTACGAAAACACTTATGTAAAAGTGATTGTACAGAACAAATCAAACCCATATTGGTTTGATATGATGTTGGACAAACTATATAAATCTAATCCAGCAAATGTGAGTATCGTAGATGATAACAAAAATCTTGGTGAAATGGATGATGAAGAAATCGTGAATGAAGCTGAAGATACACTGACAATTATGCGTAAGTATGTGGGTAGTTCCAATCTAAATGTAGATGCGATACAATTAAATACATTACTCACTTCACTTTATAATGAATCACAAGCACTGGATATAGAATGATGGAAAAATTATCAGTCATTTTTGAATGGATCGATTTTGAAAAACAAGTTTGCCAAATTCGTTTTATGAATGAAAGTAAAAAGCAAATTCCTTTGGACATAGGACTTGAAAAGGCTGAATCAATATTAAACAATGAAATGATGAAAGATTCTTATGCGAGAGGATTTTCTAAACTGAAAGTTAAAGTTCCAAACTCAGAAAATATGATGATTCGTTCTGATCTTTGTTTTACTGGTACTAGACAACACTCTATCTGGAATTCAGGAATATTTTTGGCTTTATTGAATGAATCACAGGCATTAGATATAGAATGATTCACTTTGAAAATATAAGATTTAGAAATTTCCTATCAACAGGAGATGTTTGGACGCAGATTGATTTATCTCGTAGTCCAACCACACTTGTTCTAGGAGAAAATGGTTCCGGTAAATCAACAATGCTTGACGCCTTATGTTTCGCGTTGTTCGGTAAACCTTTTCGTAAAATCAACAAACCACAGTTAGCTAATTCAATCAACGAAAAGAATTGTTTGGTTGAAGTAAACTTTCGTATTGGTTCTAACTCCTATCGTGTTTTGCGTGGCATCAAACCAGCAAAGTTTGAAGTCTACTATAACGATGTTTTGTTAGATCAAACAGCTGCGGTAAAAGATTATCAAGAACACCTTGAAAAGAATATTCTGAAACTGAATTATACTTCTTTTACACAAGTGGTTATTCTCGGTTCTTCTACATTTATTCCTTTCATGCAGCTGTCAGCACAGGCTCGTCGTGAGGTGATTGAAGACCTTCTTGATATTAAGATCTTTTCTGTTATGAATGTGTTACTTAAAACACGCATACAAGAAAATAAAGAATTGCTGAACGATTTGAAATATCAACTTCAGATGGCTCAAGAAAAACGAGCACTCCAACAGAAACATATTAAAGAACTTCGTAATCAAAATGAAGAACGAGTGAATGAAATTAAAACTGAGATTGGGAAAAGTAGAACTCAATTAGGTCTTTTGGTTCTAGAAAAGACTGGTATTCTAAAAAGAATTGAAGAGAATGAGAAAACACAACGGGATAAGTATAAAGGTGTACTCAAGAAGTTTTCTGATTTAGAAAAA